AAGAATCGACGCTGGTGCAGTTCGGTTCTTACTAATAACATAACAAAGTTCGGGGTTGTCAATTACCCCTTAGTCGACGAAGTCGGAACCTCAGTTCTGCAGCGATTTATTAGGCAAAGCCCGGCGCTAAAAGGAACGCCAATAAAATATTTAGCGAAAGGGCACAGAATGGCAGAAAATTTTAAAGTAGAATTCTCGCAACAGCACGAGCACTCAGAGAACTGTGGATGTACCGTGCGGTTGCAGGGGATATCAGCAGCAACAGCCCACATTAACATCACAGCGGAACCAGGTCCTTTATCTCAGCAATATCAAGACATCATTTCAAGGACGCAGCCCTGGAATCCTCATAGAGACATGCGTATAGAAGCAATGCAAGAGGAAAATTTTATCCGAAATGCGCTTCCAAAAGACGGACAACTGAAGCTAATTCCTTCGCCCATTGAGAAATTGAATCCGGTTTGGCCAGATACTATGGTCCCGAATGAACCAACGCGAAAGGTTAGGCGACTCATTCGTTTAGCAGATCTAGCATATTTTCAAACGTTGGTTCCCGGAATCTATTTGTCCCTTTCGGATTTGGAAGCCAATGTGTGGGCAGACGTACCAAAGGATCCTACGTTGACATCAACCCTTCTTCGTGCCATGTCAGCTTACCGGTGGGCTCTAGGTCGGACTAATGATCGACCCCACTGGCTACCTGCTATGTGTAACTTGTATCCGTTTAAGTTAGGGAAGGCAGTACTACAAATGGCTCGCCCAGACTTAGGAGATCGTCCTAAGCCGGCACTGAAGTATATGGAAGAAGCAATTCACCATCTTTACCGTATGATGGGCTTAGATCTCACAAAGAAGTATACCGTCCCTTTTACAATTGCACACTTGAAGACTGCTTATTATGGTTCGTCAAACGGATTGAATGAGGGAGAGCGGGATGAGTATACGTGGGGCCCATGCAATGTAAAAGTGTCACCCTGTGGAAAGAAAATTGATACACTTGAGCAAGATCTAGATGCATTACTAGAATTCCTCCGTTCGGGAAAAGAGCCTCCAGTTTATTGGACCGTATCCCCAAAGAGTGAAAATGCCTTCGAGTGGGTAAAACAGTTGAACGATGCGGACTGGGAAAAAGCCAAAGAGAAGCTGAGATTGTTCATAATTCCGTCAAGTATTTTCGTTATGATGGAGCGAACTGTGAGTGTGTTTCGCCAATTGAAAGAGCGTGGACGCGTTATTCGAATAGGACATCGATGGCCGCACGGGGGAGCAGATACTTTAGCAAAATGTCTGGGGATCACAGGTCTAAACGAATTAGAGAAGATATTAGTGGAAGGCGATGTTAGTAAATTTGATCAGAGTGTGTACGAGGCATTTGTTGAGGCTTATTTTAGTACAATGCTCATTCACATGGATCAGTCGGGTGAAGACTATCCTATTTTTGCTGCCCTTGTGAAGTTTCTTTTGAAAAATATTCTGGTACGTGTGACTCGTCTTTTTGGAAGCCTCTGGGCAACGGTTCGTGGTCAGGTTCCTTCGGGATGTTACAATACCTCGCATATGGACAGTTGGATCATGGGTCTTTATGTGATCTTATTTTGTCTGTACCAGATCAGTTCGGCACCAGAAGATGAAAGAGAGGAGATGGAAGCACACTTCATAGATATTATAAAGATGATAGTGTATGGTGATGATTTCTTGTACAATAAGGGAAATGGGACATGGTCGCACCGCTTCTCTGGAAAGAATTTTCGGGAGTTCATGACGAAGTTCTTCCTCGTGGAGATTCGGGATTTGCAAGATGGAATTTCGTGGCTCTCGCAAGTCAAGGATGGAAGGTTGATCACTCGGGGAGCTACTTTTCTTCGTCATCAATTTGTTTTAAATCCTTATTTTCAACATCCTGATTATCCTAATCAACCTCGGTATCTCCCCTTTCGAGAATCAAGAGAGTACATGGTTCGAGCAGTACATAGCCGTGAGAGTCGTGCACGGGATGAGATTGATGTTTTGTTGTCTGTCAAAGGTCTCGCTTATGCGACATATGCATCTAATTATGACGCATTTTTGCGATTGGCCCTGCTCTATAAGACAATCGTTCAATCATTCTCGAGTGCCATAGAGATGCAGACGGCGGTAAGACAGCGAGTTGGTGATTTGAACGTGAAGGCTTATCGCATGTGGGGGGTGGATGCGCAAGACTTAGAAGGCGAATTCCCCACATGGGATGCCCTTATTCGAAAAAATCAGGTCGATGAAACTTATCAAGATATTTCTCTTCCCGGTAGATGCTATTCCGTGGAAGAAAGTCAGGAGATCGACTGTGATGCAGAGTATTGGTAAAGTAGTTAGTATTAAAG